CGCGGACGACCGACCAAGGCTTCGGTTCCTCTTGGCCTTCGTGGTCGGGACGCCAATGGTCGGGGAGGTCGCCGTACTGCATGTCGTAGCCGTGCCAAGTGAAGCGGCGGTGGAAGGGCTCGTAGCCGCAGTCGCGCGGCTCGACCGCCTCGTACTTCGTGCGGAGGTAGGGGATCTTTTCTTTGCGGTTGAAGGTTAGCTTCGCGCCGAAGTAGGGGCTGAGCAGCCCGGTAAATGCCGCCTTGCGCATGGCCTCCCGGAGGTGGCCGTGGTCGGTCATAATTCGGGTCAGCTGGTTCTGCTTGTCGGCGAGGTGGGCGGAGCCGGGGACCCGCGCCTTGACACGGAAGGAGGGGACGCCGGGGGTCAGGTTGACCACGATCTGACGGATGCGCGAGAGGAAGAGGTTAGCCGTGGTCTGGGGCGGACGCCAGGAGCCGATCTCGGTCGGGTGGTTCAGCTGGTGCGCCGGGATGCCCTGCTCTCCGATGTATGCGCCAGCCGCGCCCAGGGGATCGCGGCCCGTGTAGATGTCGGCGATGAGGCGCTCGTTACCCGTGAGCGGAGCGCCGAGCGTGTCCATCGAGGAGGCGACCAGCGCAGCTAGCTGCTGGGCTGCGTCTTCTTCAAGCATGAAGGGTTTGGGCATACGGCTATCCAGGCCAGCCGCCATCGGCTGGGGGGCGGTTCCAGATGCCCACATTGTAAGGGATTTGTTCGGTCATTGGGAGCCCCGGAAGGGGGCCGCGCCGCTCCGTCATCGTTGAGAGGAGCGCAAGCGCTGAGATGAGATCGTCGCTGTCACCTAAAGGATACTCTATGAGGCGCTGGACAAGGAGTTTGCGGCCAGGGAAGTCCTTGGGGAGAACAAGGTAACCCTTGCGCATTGCAGTCTGGAGGCTCATTAGGCGATAGGCCAGCGCGCCGCTGCCGATCTTCTGGCCGCGAATCTTGATGCCCTTGATCCTGCCGCGCTCTTCGAGCCAGGGCGCGAACAGCGACTGGGCGGCAACGCTCTCAATCCAGATCGACTTCAGCTTGGGGTGGGCGGGGACGCCGATCTCCTCGATCCAGCAGGCCGCCGCGTCAGCGCCGCCCGCTAGCTCGAACGCCTCGACTGGGAAGAAGATGTTGCGGTCGGGGGCGAAGCCCTTCAGGCCAAGGGCATGCGCCGGGATGACGCGAACGACGACGACCGCGTTGAGGTCGCCCCGGATGCCATCCATCCGGGCGACCGGATCGTAGAGCAGGATCTCGGGGCCGTCCGGGAGGTTGTCGAGCGTAAGCTCGTTGTCGGTCGCCGCCTTGACCAGGGCGAGATCGAAGAGCGCCTCCTCCGAGGGGACTGGCTCGCAAAGGTACTGGGCGCTGAAGAAGGTCTTGCTGAGCGCGGCCTCCTTGTCCAGGATCTCCTGCCCGGTCAGGAAGGAGGGGCAGAGCGGGAAGCGCTCTCCGAGCTTGGGCTCCGAGCCGTCAGGCGCGGCCCCGTCCCAGACGCCGAAGCGGAACTGCGACCAGTCGGCGCGGCGGTGCAGGTAGGCGGTCACATCCTGGAATGCCCAAGGGGTGCCGATGTGGTTGATCGGCGAGTCGGGCGAGTACATCAGCGGCTCCAGCGCCTCGATGAAATCGATGACCTTCTGGCGGCGGGCGTAGGTGCGGGAGTTCTGCTCGTTGGCCGGGTCGTCGATGACGGCGCGGGTGGGGTGGTTTCCGGCGAGGTTGGACTCGATGGAGGCGGCGAAGACCGAGGGCTCCCTGCCCTTGCCCGAGCGGCCCACGATGTTGATGTACTCGCAGGGGCCGGAGCGCTTCATCGCGCGGGGGCGGGTGTGGTCGCCCTGGGGCGAGAGCCAGGGGAAGACCTGGGAGACTGGCATGTAAAGGCCAGGTAAAAGCTCAAGGTCGCCGCCCAGGCGATCCCGGATCTCGCCGACCAGCTTTTTGGCCAGGTCGAGCGTGGCGCAGGCTATGAGCGTCCGGGAGGCGGGGTTGTGCAGGAGATGGTGGCAGGTGTCGATGACCGTGATGAGCGTACTCTTCGCGTGGCCACGGGGGACGATGGTACTCGTCTTGGACTGGCTGTGGACATGCGACAGCATACGCTGGTGGAACTGGCCGAACTGCTTGCGGTCGGTCAGCGGCTCGCCCTTGTAGCCCAGCGCGATGCCGAAGGCGATGGGGTCGCGCCAGATCAAGAGGAGCGCATCCCGGATCTGCTCAGGGCGGTAGCCCTGCTGGTCTTCGCGGCTTGGTACGCTCATGGCGCAATCCTACCGCAAATGTTACGGGAGTGTAAAGGCTGTGCAAAAAATTCGGGGCCGACTTGGACGCGGTGGCTAGGGGGGAGGGGCCGTTGGCGATTGGGGGGAGGTCGGCCCCCCGAGCGGCGGCGCGTGGGTGCGCGCGGCCAAGCGTAGAGCGGCGCGGGGTGCCGAGCCCGCGCCGCCCTCTCAGCTACCGGCTCCTACCAGTCGGCGCACTCGGGGCGGATGGCCACGACAGCCTGCTGCCGATCGTAGGGCAGCGCGCGGAAGCAGTGTCGGAGTGCCATCTCCAGTGTCGCCCACTGCTGCCCAGGCGCAAGGCGCAAGTCATGCGCCGCCCAGTTGGGGCGCGCGTACTGCGCAACATACCCCCACCAACAGAACCCGTAGCGCGGCGCGCTAATGATCGGGCGGCATGGTCGGGCCACTCCGATATGGGGAGCAGGTGAGCCGACCAGTCGAGCGATGATCGCGGCCATGCGATCATGGACGCCTACCTCTGCACGGTAGCGCGCTTGCGCGTCCATGCTGGCAGGGTACTCCTCATCTCCTAGCACTCGATCAAGATCGAGACGTTGCGCGTCCGTTAGGATGCTAACTACCAAGCGGAGTGCTTCCTCTTCCTCCAGCAGTTCGAGAGGAGAAGACCAGCTAGACACTTGATCCCATTCGGCTGCCATCGGCAGCGACTTGCCAGCGCGCGGCTTGACGCGATGGAGGAACCCGTCGGCGTCAACCCTGAATCCGTGGTCCAGATCGGCGCGTTGATCGGAACGGGCGCGAGTGTCCTTCTGGCCCTGACTTGCCTCCCAACGCCTTAACATGGAACGGGCACGGCCAACGGCCGCGCGGATAATGAAAGCGCTTTCGGAGTCTTCCGGAATCGCGCCTTCTCCTGCCTCCGTGCCACAAGGGACAAAAGCGCCAACGTGTTCGGCGCGCTTCTCCATTGCGTAGAGCCAGCCTTCTTGGATCCCATCGTCCAGCAGGTCCTCCGTGATCAATCGGGACATAGGAGTGGTGTTCTCCTTGTTGGAACCGTAGGCGAAGCCGCGAACGGCGCGCTCGATTCTCTCATATGTTTCGGGGTGCATTCTAGTTGTCCTCCAGAAGAGCGGTAACGGCCAGATAGGTGTTAATAGCGGCGCGCAATTCGGCCAAACCAACGTGGTCGGCGGGCACCCAACAAGGGCCAAGGGTGAAATCATGCGCGAGAAGAATACTGGTCCAGCGCGAGAAGTCGTCGGGTGACATTGAGTCCAGAAGGGGCGCGTACATACGGTCCCTAGCCTGAATGAGTCGCGAGCGTTGAGCGGGGTTCATGTCTGTCGTCTCCTATGAGTAGAAAAGGGGTCGGGCGCAAAGCACACCCGACCCCCAGATCATAGGTCCAGTCGCGCCGAAAGCAAGCCTCCAAAATGGGGCACTGCTCTGGGGAATGGGAATTCCTACTTTCTAGCCTTCTTAGCGGCATTCTCCGTCTTCTAAACGACGTTCTCGGCGGCCAAGCGGGCCCGGGCAATATCGTTGTCATACTCCTCCGGCAGTCGGGGGAGAAGCTCAGCCACAATGCGCCACCCGTCGATTGACTGGCTGAGCCCACGGTGATACTGGGTGGCCATGTCGTCGTGATTAAGGGTGATATACCCATTCTTGTCTTCGATCACAATCCCGCTCTTCTTGTCCGAATCACTCTGGGCCTTGTGAGCCTCCAGGTCAGTATTGGCGGCGTTCATGGAAGCGATCTGGGCGGGAGTCCACTCAACCCCGTTGACCATGATAGTGGTCGGGGCGGTTTGTGTTTTCGTCGTCATTCTAATGCGTCCTGTTTAAGGGCCCCATGGGGCCGATGGTATTGACTGGGGCCAGCGTGGCCCAACGGGGTAGCCTGTTGGCCACCTCTCGGCACTCCAGTACGGGACGATCGGCCCGTCTCGTGTAACGAAAGTGTAAGGCCCGTAAGTCCTGGCGAGGCCTCGGGTTACGGCGGCCAAGTGGCCGTCCGGGCGGGTTTTACGTTTTCGTTACACAAAACCGTGGGATCGTCCCGTACTGGGGTGTCCCGAGAGGCCTCAGAAGGCC